TAGCAATTTTCTCCGCGGTGCGGTGCATTTTGTCTAATGTCTTCTTATGTTTAATTACGGCTGGATGTATAATAACCTGATCCAAATCATAACATCTCAGTCCACCACTCTCGTCGCGTACCTCAAATCCACCATTAGGAAAAAACTTATTCTGTCCCGGCTCGTGTCGTTTAACTAAATAAAAAAACAACCGCTTTTCATAAAAAAAAGGAGCGGGTAAAACACGGGAACGGTATTCCGTAGCGATTAGTTCTGGTTCGATGTCGGTGTATGCTTGAAAAACACCCAACTGAACACCTCCAACTATTAATGGTTTATCTATAATTTTCATGACGTAAATCTACATCCCTAATTCTGCCTCAGAAAAAAAAATTTTCAAGAAAAAAAAGAAATTGGTTAAAAATTAAGAAAAAAACCTTGCTGCAACAAAAACAATTTTACTAAAAAACTTAGTACTACACAAATTAGTATCGACTAAAAAAAGTAGTATATATTTCGTCGATAAAAAGGAGGTGGAGTGGCAAGAAAAAAAACTGGTCGGGTCGCAACACCCTATCCCCATACAGCAACATCATGTCATATACTATCACACTAAAAACGTTAGTATAGGTAGTACTACTATCCGTAGTTCCCTACATTGTGTAGTTATCCACCCATTGCAACAAAAAAACTCATGTTCGTTGTGATAAAAAAAGCGCGTTACTTGCGCATTTAACGCGCAAAAAAACGCATGCATTCTATCGTTTGCCTAATTGCTCCAATACATCCTTAATCATAGAAAATATAAACCACACAGCCATTACACCTATCATCCCAACTAAAGTATATTCCATCACAACACGTGCTGTTTCATTCACTAATAGAGCCGCATACCCCAAACAGAATAACACTGTTAATAATGCTGCCACTTCATTTCTTCTCTCATTCGTCAACATGTTCTTTAGATTCTTCATATTCATATCATTTTATTTTATTATCCTGAGTATCTCTATCCCCCACTACCCCCTATGCTTATTTATCAGTTCATCGTACGTTATCCACTTGAATTGATGTGATCCAGTCGGCATTGACACCATCAACTCACCATTTATATTCCCGATCGCATCAAATCCAAATCCTTCACATATATAATTTACATACGAGTTTTCGCTCAATCCATTGAATATTTCGTCAATACAGAAATCGCTCGGCATATCCGGGTCATTTATATCACACCATTGTTTTGAGAAGTCTGCCACTGTCTATCGTTTTTTATTATTATAATATATTTTATATAACTCGTCTTCTTTTTTAGCACAATCATTACATTGAACTCCTCTACTTACTGTGTTTAATAATTGATCGTATGTATTTAAACCATCTAATTCCTTCATTTCATCATCTGTTAGATCGATTCGCTCTAAATTCTCCCACCAATTGGCTCTACCCCATTTATCAATTAATGCTTCGGCTTCGGGAATTGGGATTGTCATTGCTATAAACCCGTAATAACAATCTGCTTTATCCTCACCACAATGTTGACATCTATCTATTTTACCTTCCACTATCCTTAATTTTTATATTTTTCGTTATAATATAATTCCGCTCTACCCATATTAGAATCGAAGTTAGTTCCCATAAATTCGTATGCTGCTTGTATTATCTGCTGTTTTTCTTTTTCAAGTAAATCATTAGCCATTCTTAATACTAAAGGTGACATAGGATAAGCCTCAATAAGTTTTAGTTCATCAATTAATTCTTGCATTGCTGTTTTCATCTATCATTAATTTTTATACCATGAATATACGACTACTACTCTGCCTTATTTTTTATTTTCGCTACGTTTACTACGTTTATTTTTGTAATACCGTTTTTGTTTAGGCTGAGTATTAATAGCATCTTCATCCGCTTCCTCGTTCGTCACGTAGTGTATTCCTTCATTACCGTTCTGTCCTATAATGTCCATTCGTCTATTTAGTTCTTCTTCGTTATCTATAAACGCTTCGAATGATGATTCTCCATACGCCTCGTCGCTATATGCTTCAACTGATGGTAATCCACTGTATTCACAATGCAACGTACCTTCATCATAATCATACATTGCCTTAATTACTGCATCTAGTTTCGTTTCGATACGTTCTAAACGTTCTATAATATTGCTATCCATCTATCTATAATTTTAAATACCATTTACTAATCATGTATAGTCCCTTACATAATCCAACTGCGATTAATACTGGTACTATCATGAACCACATTGTTGCGAATCCGAAATATGCCTCTTCATTACTCTCCCAATCGCCATAGTCGGCATATGTTTTTTCTTCATTATCATAATCGAATCCGATTCGCTTTCCAAAGTATTTGAAGAACGTTAACGTTATTAAGAATCCAAGTGGGTATATTAGCATTAGTATCATCTATCCTTCGTTTTAATTACTTCGTTAATTGGGTACCATGGTATGAATCTATTCATATTGGATCGTATATACGTATTTATATATGTGGTGTGTGAGCCATAAAGCTTAAGCTGAATTTTATGGTGCTATTTCTAGGTTCTGTATTTGTTCTAGTAATTTAGTCACATCATCTTCTGTTAGATATCCTTCAACATCATCTGTTACAGGTGTATCGTATGTTAATTTACCATCACTACCTAAAATAACGGCTAATTCATATAATCCATCTTCACCACCGTATGTGTGTGGTCCTATTACTACACTCGCTCCGTATCCATTATCGAACATGATTCGAGCTGCGTTTAGTCCTCGTTGTATGTCTTGTTTGAATTCTAAATCGTTAAACGTTTTCATATTAGTTATTTATAGGGTTAAATACATAGTCGTAAATAGTGTCACGCTGCCATTTACGTTTTGGTCTAGCTTCCATTTCGAACTTTAAATTATGCTCTGCTAACATTGCATCTACATTCTTCATTGTTTCAAGTATATTATTTCTATCGCTGAATGCTACTTTATTTAATCCGATTCTGATTGTCTTTAAATCCTCAATTGTTAAACTCATACTTATTAATTTTATAACGTGAATCTATGCTGTTTGCTTTGCCTCAACGAACTTATTGTAGCGTTTAGTTTCGTCTTCGTCACGCTTCTCTCTCAATCTAGTTTCCCAATTATATACCTCTGCGATGAATTGATCGAAGAATTCGCCTTTAACTTCAATATCTTCCCAACGCTCATCACCTTCATTACGTTTAACTTGTATAGCTATTTTTCTATATTTAGCAGGTCCAATTACTTTATATGAGTTAACCCACATGTAATCCCACTTACCACTTCCTGTCTCTAATCTAATTGTATACGGTACTGTTTTTAATTCATATTCATTAGTATCGTAGTTCATTTTACAAGCAAGCTGAGATGTTACTGTATGTTCGAATCCTGGTGCTTTATATACTTCACGTTTATCATTGTGAATATCTTGTTTAACTCCATTTATTTCACTCTCTAATTTACCTAATTCATTACTTAGTTCATAATATGGCTTGTAAATCGATTGATGTGTTGGTTTCCATTCAGACTTCATATTTTCAACTATCAAGTCAATGTTCTGTGCTACTTTACCTAATGTAGTTAGGTAGTACATGTCAGTTTGATTTTCTGCTTTACCATAACCGCTTCTGTAATCAATGGAATATGTATCTTTTTCAATACCCCAACCTGAATTTCTTTTAATAGTAATCATGCTATGCCATTTACCTTCATCTGATGGAGTAATTTCTACATAATCACCATTGAATGTAAGGCGGTATGGATTTAAGTCTAATACCATACTGAACCAATCACTGACAGTCTTATTCAGTTCGGCTAATGCTGGTTGATATACTGTTGTATCGTATTGTGTGAATTCATTTTGCTTAACTGCAAATTGTGCTGCTAATGCATCTAGGATAATTTGTTTACTCATAACTTTTATTTTTATTTTTAATATACTTAAATCTACGGTTGTTGTTTTGCCTATTCAAAGTAACATTTGGTTTGGGACCATTTACCATTGATTCGTGTTTCGAGGGTATAGTCACCATCGTATGCTCTATTTTCACGTGGGTTAAGCCATATCCTAACATCACCATCTTCAATCTTTAATTCACTACCATCCCAAGCTTGTTCAATTGTGTCTAAATACACTAAATCGCGTTTTGTAAATTTCATTGTTTCAACTGTATTCATAACTTTTAATTTTTTAATATACTTAAATCTACGATTCGAACCCCGCCCTCCCTAGTAGAAGAACGAGTTCCAAGCGAATTGTGTAGGTACTTTATATTGCACTCCTACCTTATATCCAGGTGCTAAAGTAGATAATTTGAAATCGGATTCTACTGATTCGAATACGCAATTTACTTTACCAACTTTAATTAATTTGGCTACGAGTGTTGGTGATTGGTTTTGTGATACTCTCTTACCAATTACTGATTTTAAATCACTTACTATTGTGTTTTTATTAACACTTTCTAGATCTACATATGGCATACTTAATAATTTTATAACGTGAATCTACGACTATTATTCTGCCTCCCAAGCAGCGAGAGAGCCGGGTAGAAACCCAGCTCAATCTAACCATTAAAAATTAAAAGTATGAACCCTCTTTAAACCGTTATTAAATTATCGGTTAATATATTTAATAGGACGCCTTGTGAATTATAGCAATCCCATTCTAATTCGTTATTATATATGTAAATGTAATCAGCCCAACATTCTTTTCCAAATTGCTTTAACTCACTGAATGTCTTTACAAAGTCAGCTGCTTCATAATCGCGACCCATATCTCTATGGTATGCTTTAGTTGTTTGAAGTGTTACATCTAAAGAACTTAAATCTCCAAGTGCTAATAAATTATCTGCCATTATTGGTGTATTGTAGTTTTCTACTAATACAGCTCCATTGTGTGAAGGGTAACCATCCCAATGACAATAAACCGCTTTGTAACCGTCGTTTGTTTGTTTTGCAATCAATGATCTTGTAGCCATAACTTTAATTTTTTAATTTTAATATACTTAAATCTACAACTCTTATTTTGCCCAACCAACTTATATCTTAATGATATAAATTATCTAAATCCACTACATTTGCACTCCACCACTTCCTAAATTTATTTGATTTTGGTTTACCACCCAAATAGCCTGTTAATAATACCATTGTAAGTGCTGTTATTCCAAATAATGCTACACATGCAAACCAAATCAATATCAATTTAATTACCATTCTCTGCTTGATTAAATGCGTCTTCTGCTAATTCCATATTCAGTGTTAGTAAGATATCGTCTTCTGTGGCTTCAATAATTTCAGTCATGGTTTCCTTAATTGTACTCCAATCATTAGTTAAATAAGCATTCATAACATCATCTACTAAGTGATATACTGAATCAGGTTCATTTACCAAATCAATGAAAATTGAATCTTTGATATCTGAAATCATTTGATCGCTTAATACGCGTTCATTATTTCTTGACATAACTTTAATTTTTATAACGTGAATATATAACCTTAATCTTGCCCTCTATAATAATCATCTCCATCATCACTGAAATCGTATTCGTCTTTATCATCAATGTAAACGAATTCACTTATTTCATCTAGTTCACTGTAGTAACTTTCTAATGTGTCAATGAAGTCTTCCAAATCGAAGTTTTCAGGTACACCACGTTCATTTAATGCTGAGGTAGCTACTGTAATTAATTCACTAAGAATGTCTTTAATTTCCATTTTGTTTCTTTTTACTATAAATATAATGATAGAATTCAAGCAACGTACCATCGAAATTGAACATTTCATCTTCAACTTCATCTCGTTTCATTCTAAATGCTAACCAGAAATCCTTATACATTGCCTCTAATATTTTGGCTTCGTCTTTTTCAAAGTCATTTATTAATCTACGTCTACGCTCCCCAAATAAACATCTTGCTTCGTGTTGTTTACCTACATCAGTTATTTTAGATAATGATTCCTGTTCTAATTCATCCTCCCATAACATCCACCAATGATAATCACTTGGTTCGTAATCGCCATTTACTATTTTATCTTTAAGTGGCTGATACTTATGAAGTGTTTCTCTACCCTTAAAACGCCTCCACCAGTAATACGGATTGTATTTTGTTGGGGTGTATGTTTCAATTTTATCTTTTAGTTCCATCCGTTATCAGCTTTTACTTGTTTAATGTGTTTACATCCACTATTACCTGACCAACCAAATGCAGGGCAAGTACAGCTCCATCTATCATCTTCATTTTTAACTGTATACTTCTTACCTTTACTGCCATCTACTTCCTGTTCAAATGTGTTTTTGAACGCTTCGTTTTTAGAGTTTTTATACTCTTTCTTGAAATGTATGATGTGTTTTTGGCCTAAATGAAATGGTATTTCAGTCCATTTACCATCAGCAATAACGAAACGCTTATCTGATTTAATTGGGTCTGTAAACACAATTGGTGGAATGTAACTATGGACAATTATCTTGTCGCCTCCTACTATAACTGACATAACCTTTAATTTTATAACGTCAATGTACGCTTAGTACTTCGCCTTCCAAAGCTGGTACCATTTGCGTTTCGGTTTGGGTTGACATACTGAGAACGGATTATCACCAAATGATGCTTTGTTACTATATTTAGACGTTAACATGTTTAAGAATATTTCATGGTATTCTGAAGGTATACTGTTAAAGTCCGCTTCGATTTTAACGTTTAATTCAATTGGGTCTTTAGCTCCATTAATCAATATTAGTGTTTCGTTAATTGATACTAGTTGTGACGTTTGAACGTTTAGATGTGAACCAAATCCTAAATGTATTAAATGTATTTCGTTTTTATTTTCGTTCATATTGTATTTCTTCAGTTTCAGTTTCAGTTTCAAATAGATCATCAGGTAATTCAAGGAACATATCTTCAACATGTGAACCTGTTTGTTCTAATAACCTGTAGAAGCCAACACCGTTTGGATAATAACTTCCCGTATCTTGGAAATAATGCTTTCCTGGTTTGAAGTACGTCTCTGTTACGTGGTAGACTGAACCTTTATGAATAGCTAAATCAGTTAATGTTTTACCATCACTAAAGTAACTATCTCTAATTGCTATAACTCTCATAACTTTTATTTTTGATTTGTATAATATTCCCTTGCTTCCATCCAAAAATGGGTTTCATATTCTTCCTTATCCAATTCCTCCATAGCAACCACTGTTATTGCTTTAGCTAGTGATTTGACTTGGTCCATAGGTAATTTATGTCCTAATTCGGCTAGTATTGCTAATGAAAACTTAGCTATTAGTTTATCTATTTCTTCTTGATATGATTCGTTCATAACTTATTTATTTAGATAAATATAAGGTGAGGGCTTTGACACCCCCACCTTTCAAAATTAAAGATATGCTTCAGCTAATTCGAACAATTGTTCGTTTAATTTAATATCCTGTTGGAAGTTCTTTACTGATCTAGCCTTACGGCCACCATATGTGTATGAACCACCTAACACTTTCTCTTGGATACGATTGAATACAACCCATAGATCATTACCTTGATCTTCAGCACGTGTTGGAGTAAGCATGTCCATAATATTAACACGTTGCTTAGTTCTCAATTCAGATGCTTTAGTAGCAAACTCATTCATTTGAGCTTCAGTCAACTGAGTTGATTTGAATAAGTTAATTTTCTGAACTAATCCAGGTAACTTACTAATCATTTCAGCAACTTTAGATTGCAATGATTCGAAGGTATAATTCATATGTCTAATAGACATCACTCCGAAATCAGCATCGCTAATTACCAATCCATTACTACATACCATTCTGAAGATACCCACTCTAAAGTTAAATGCGGCTTTACCGTCATGTGAGTTGGTTAATAGGATTTGAGGGAATGAATCATCTCCATTTGCACCCTTAATTGTGATTTCAGGATGACGAAACACTAACAAGTGTTTTTGGAAGCCCTTATTCTTACGAGCTTTAACCTCTTGGGCTTTAGTTACTTCCCAACCTAAGTTCATTAAATCTTCTACTACTCTAATTGTAGGAGTTTGGATATATTTATCCGTTAAATGTGAAGCTTTTTCAGTTGTAAATACTGACGGTGCTAATTCCTTGATTCTTTCAATACTGTAAGTCATAACCTTTTATTTTAATTTTTTATAATACTTAAATCTACACTATCTACCCTGCCTGCCCTAATTTAGGACTCCATACTTTGCGTATATAATCGCTTCACTGAACATTTCTTGTTCCCATGCTGATAGTGGTGGGTAATAGTTGCTAACAGCGTCAACTAACTTTCGATTATCCGTAACGCCATTCATTACCATTGCTCTAACCATTGCCTCAATTTTAAGGCATTTAAGTTCTAACTCTGTGTTGGTTGTCATCTTAGCTATTTTTAATGTTGTCTTCTCGTTCTTTTTGTCTACGTCTCAATTTAATCCACTCTTCCTGCTCAGCCAACGATGCACCTCTACGACTCAAGTCATCCCATGACTCTTGGCTCAATGGCACATGTTTTTTCTTTTTAAATAATGTTTTGTCTACTCTTCTACTGAATTTGTCTTGTGCTTCGTCTCTAGTTTGTATTGCCATTATTTATTTATTTGACGTAAATCTACGACCATTACTCTGCCTTCCACTTCCCACTATCAATCAACTTGAAATCATCGCTATTCCTATCTATGAACTGCCATGTTGCTGATTGTAATGAGAAATTCTCATCGATGTGATTTAGTACTTGTTCAGGAGTAAAATCTGAACAACTATATAAATCAAATTGGAACATAGGTAATTCTAAAGCATCCCACACGTGAATTGAAGCATGTGATGTAGCTAAAGTTACGGTTCCTGTTATGCCCTCATTTCCAGGTTCATTAACATAAACTGAAGTTGGTCCTGCGACAACAACCATTCCTACTTTATTTACTAATTCTCGAAACCAAATATTTAAAGTTTCTTCTGATTTTGGGGGGTTAGTGATATAACCTTTCACTAATAGGTGTAAGTGGTTTGGGGTAAACATTGTTTTACTTAAATTTAAAGCCAGTTAATTTTTCAATATCAGCTAATGTTGCTTCATTATTCTTAAGTCCGTCTGCTTTACTTGTATTGTTATCAAATAAGAAAGCCATCCATTCGTTTGATTTCTTGAAGTATATTACTTTCCAACACTGTGTTGGAACTGATGTTGTACCAATTTTCTTAGCTACACCTACTGACCCACACCAAACGTGTACTGAATCTTCTTTAATAGCGTAGTCGCGTACTAATGTTTCTAATGCTTTCCAATCACCACGATTGAGTGCTGGGTATTGAGCGGTCATGTTACTAAAATAAAATGATTCGTCGTTTGCCACTTGATCACAAGCAGCGTCTGCTGCTGGGAAATTGTGTCCACGATCGAATCCTTGACCTGTATAATCTGCTTGTAAATTTGTTTCGGCTGGTAATTTAGGATCAGCTATAAATTTATCACCACGCTTGGCTTTAACAGCACATGTTAAATTTGCTCTAGTAACCCACCACTCTACCTTAACTGGATAGTGTTTTGACTTACTATAATGTGTTGTATACGACTTGTGTGTTAATGTAACTACATCTTGACTATAAGATATAACTGCTACTAATGTTAATAGTAGGGATATTAGGCATTTCTTCATGCCTATAAATATCCATAACTCTACTAGAACGGAGTGGTTGAGATCGCTTCGTAGTATTCTTCACGTAAACGTCTAACTGCAGCTTCGGCGCTTGCTACACCAGCTTTAAACATTTGATCATCGTGTTGATAACCACGCTCATTAATTACTTTAAATACTTCTTCGAATAATTCAAATCCGAAATAATTGTGAGGTAGTAACTTATACTTATTTTCCATATTAGAATCGTTTTGCTAGTTCAATTACATATTGTTCTTGTTCCTTAGTTAACAGCCAACCCCTACCAAATAATATTTGTAGCGCTTTGTTAAAATCATCATTACTTTCAGCTATTTTATTTCGTTCTATATGGCCTGCTGCTTTAACTTCACCATCCTTTGTAATGATACATGATTTAGAAATGTAACCTTCATCTTGCATTGATTTAAAGAATTCTCTTCTATCATAAGAGCCCATTCCCCAGATGATATCATCAATGTCTACGTCTATACTGATACTACTCATAGCCAATTGTATTTAGATTGTTTTATATCGTTTAGTGATTTATAAGGGACTGAATCTGGTCTAGTGTATTGTTTTGGTTTGCGGCCTCTAGGTTTACATACTTTCTCATCACCAGCTCCCCAATTTGTTTCTCTTACCTGTTTATAGAAGCGTTCTCGAACGCGTTTCATATATTCGTCTTCCATAACTACTTATTTAATATAATCTAAGACTAGTTCCTCGCCCATACAAAGCATTTGTAACGTTCTAAATTTGCGTTCGTCGTCTAGTGGTTTTGCTTCGTTGTAATCACTACTCCATACTAACTGACCACCATACATTAATCCACAAAAGTATTCTAGTTGTGAGTTCATTACAATGAACCAGTTGCGTTTAGGTTGTTTTTTACCTGTCATAGGTTTTCTATTTCTTGTTTTACATCTTCCCAATAGATATCGTGACTCAACATATCATATCCCACTACATATGAATATCCTTTTGTTGCTTTTATTATCTCATCTACTGCTACCAATGCACACTGTTTATGTTGTAGTAAGTATATTATTGAATGATCATGTAAATTAATACTTCTTATACTCATGTATTTATTTACTATTTCTATTGCTTTTTCTTTTGGTGTCATATTTTGAATCTGATATTTTTAGTCCACAATATAAATCTAACATTCTCATTTCGCGATCTGCTAAGTACCTATTATAACGTCGCTTTTTCATTATTAATTTAATACCCCAATCCCTCCACTCCTCATTTTGAGCCTCAGTCATTGTGTATTGTTGAAACCAATTATCCTTTCTATCTTCTACATCTTCAAATTTAAGATCGTGTCCTGCCATCTCAAACATCTTATCAATCAGTTCCTTTAATATTAACTTATTTTTATCTTCTCGTTTCATTTCAAATATTTTGGTTTAATATTCTTCATGTCCTAATCTCATTAATTCTGCTTTCATACTACTAATTGTATAACCACTATTATATACCGTATCTGGATCTAATTTTTTGATTTGATCTGCAAGGTCTGTTCTATAACCTACTTCATAGTATCTAGCTTCAATAGCATCAGTTAAATTTTGTACTTGCCTATTTCCTACAACTGATATTCTTAAATCATAATCAGTCCATTTGGTTTTGTAGTCCATCATTGCAATGTGTCCTGTGATTTTGCATTTTAGATTGCTTAGAAACCTATTCCTAACTCTCACTATTGAATTATCATCACCAAACAAATGTAAGAATCTAAGAAACCATCTAGGACACCACCAAGGCTTTGCTTTATAATCCATAAAGATTACTAACGGCTCCATTGCTTCAAAAATAGGACCTAACTTATTATATGGAACTGATCCTAAGTAATGATATTTTTCATAGAAGTTCTTAGGGAAGAATACAGCTCTAATATCATTCCAAGTAATATTCCTAGTATGAATCATACCTTTCTTTCTACCCCTCCAGAACAACATACTATGACCAAAGTCAGTTAGTTTCTGTTTTAGTGTTCGTTTATCCTTGATGTAGAATTTACTTTTCATCTTTATTATTTAATTCTCCTAAAGATACGACTCCATCTTTGATCACCAAATATTGATTTTGTCCATATTCAAGTGTGTCTATGAAGTAATATCTACCGCCAGTAGATTTACCTTTAATATCAATTGTATCTTGTGGTGTATGTCCTACTACCTGAATGATATGGTTTTTAAGGGTTTCTTTATTAGTAAGTTTACCGTCTTGAGTAGACTTATTAGCAGCCATTAATGCTTTAGGTCTGATCCAAAGTGGACCCTGAAATGTTTCATTACCATAACCACCAACTCCATATACTTTATCTCCAACTTGTTTATATGAACGATAAGCTAATTTTTGAGGTTGATAATAGAATAAATCATTAACATACATTGCTAAATTAGGTACATCCCACATTACAATATTATCATCTAACCATTCACTACTTAATCCAGCGTGTGTAAAAACAAATTCGTCAACTTGATAAGCTGCTTGTAGATATTGTTTATTTTCGCTTACTACGTGTTTGATTGATGGCGCCATTAATGTTTGGTAGCCTGAGGTGCCATTATCCTCAATACCTGGGTAATAATGATAATCGTGGTTACCAATTAATAATGTTACTTTATGGTATATAGATGTGTTTCTGAAATCAATAATGTCTAGAAAGTTATTTATTTGGTCTAGACCTTTAACTGTAAATGAATCAAAGTAATCACCTACAAATATAAATTCATCTGTATCGTCGTGCTCTTTAGCTACGATTTGTTTCCATATATCACGACCATGAATATCGCCTATTACTACTAATTTCATAGCTTAAATCTAAGCTATTGTTTTGCCTTCACCAAATATTCCACCAAGGTTTCTTAGGAGCTACTGTAGGTTTTTTAGAGAAATTGATGTGACGATTAAAAGCTACTGCAGATGTTTTATACAGTAAGTCTTTTTCCTCTTGAGTAAAACCATTAATATTAATTTGAACGTGCAGTGGGGATTTTAGCCCGTTAATTTCAAACGAGCTATCTATTACGATGTATTCTTTATTATTATGTTTAGCGTATCGTATCATAGCATATATAAATATACGCTAATTAGGAAGTGATACTATTCAGTCTCGTGGTTCATAAAATTTACAAACTCAAGAGCAGCATTTGGATTTACTTTCTGTAAATGATCTAGAGATAACTCGTATCTTTCATTTATAACGTGTCTAATAAATAATTCATCGTGTAAACTATCTGCTGTTGATTTTAATGTTTTTACTTCAAATTTAAATTGATTAACTCTTTCATTCTGAAAGTAAATTGTTGTTAACAGGGCAATTAATGAGCATGCTGTTAATATTGGGCTAATGTATTGTTTCATATTATATTGTTTTTATCTTCTTCATCAAATAAATCGTATCCCTTATAGTCAGGATTTTGTTTCATGTTATCTATACCTCTAACCCAAAGTATAGATATAATAGTTGCTACTGCAATTGATATAATTAGTGCTATCATCCTAATAATTCTTTAATTCGTTGCTTTAATGTTAAAGTTACAACTTCAAATTTAGTTCCATTCCATCTTACAACACTATCTCTACCTGATTCTTTCCAAGAACATATTCTACATGTTCTAACTTTACCTAATTCAGTTGCAACTTGGTATACCCTACCATCCTTTCTAAACATAAATTTAGGATACCAACGTAAACATTTAATACATTTTTTACCTAGTCCCACCATTTTTCAATGTTATTGTTTAGATATTTGAATAATTCTTGTTTAGCTTTATTATGATCCTTTATAGCTTTATTCATTCCCTCAGTAGTCCACTCAGTTGCTTCTGATAAGTATTTATCAAGATGATATTCAGTTTGTACTTTCTCTATCATTTCGATTGCTGTTTTAATACTATCAGCATCGTGCTCATTAAATACATGTAAACCATCTCTACGAATATACTTTTCAGTATCAATTAATTTTTGTTTTAATATTTCATAAACAAAATAATAATCCCAATCTCTATCTCTCCATAAGATAGGTATCCAACGTATTAATTTACGTATTTGTCTTATTTTGTTCTTAATCTTATACATAATGTTAATTTAAAGCAGAAAGTTGGCCCGTCCAAAAGACAGGCCACGATCATTACTTAGTAGTAGTTGAATCAACACTCGTCGAGTCAGCAGCTACTACAGCAGTAGTATCAGCAGACACAGCAGTTGAATCAGTTGCTACAGTCTCAGTGTTTCCAGTTCCGCAAGCAGCTAATGTTAATGCTACTACGAATACTAATGTTGCTTTTTTCATAATAATTGTGTTTTTGTTAATTAATTAAGCGAGAATAAATATACGTTAAAATTTTGCCCAACCCAAATTTATAGTTGTAATCTTGAACCTACAAGGAAGAAGCTAAGTATTGGTGTACCTGGTACTGTTGATAAGCTTGCTTTATAGTCAATATTAAACCCAAATCGTTTACTCAATTTAAAACTATATCCTGTGCCCACCAAACCCATTACATTGTAATTCCATGTACTGCCTGATTTGCTGTTGTACGTGTATGGCGACGCCATTAAGAATACACCTGGAGATAATGTTGATTTTCTGCTTATTTGATATGGTTTAGTCCAGAATGCTGTTGTTGATGACATCATTGAATATGAGTAACCAACAGCTTCTTTCAATTTAATATTAATAACAGATAAGTTATAGCCGAACGTACCATATTTTGGATGTGGTATAATGTGAGTATAACCACCAAAAGTCATATGCGTACCTGCGACGTAAGCAACGGTATATGAATAAGCATCTATTGATTTGAGTACTCCGTTCTTAAAGTTCATATCGCTTTTATTCGCAGATAAAGCGAATGACTTTAAATCAGCCCATACCATACTTGATATACCCCAACTTGATTCGCCTGTAGCAGATGCTTGAGACATACTTAATGATATGATTGGTGTGAATCCACCTGTAGGATTTTGTGCTACAGTTAGATCTGAACCTATCATTATAGGATTCATTTTGGCTTGTTTCTTATCATCCTTTTTGTCTTCTTTCTTATCTTCTTTTTTCTCTTCCTTTTTTTCCTCTTTAGATTCTTCTTTCTTCTCCTCTTTTTTTTCCTCTTTAGTTTCTGATTTCTTTTCTTCTTTAGATTCGCTTTTACTTTCAGATTTAGATTCGCTCTTTGATTCTGATTTTGTCTCTGATTTGCTTTCGCTTTTGCTGCTTCCAGATGAGCTTGATGAAGACGATTCCCCAGATGAGGATGACGAACCAGAAGATGAAGACGAGGACGAACCCGATGATGATTGGGATGAAGATCCACTCGAGGATGCTGCTGTACCGCTTGAGGCTGAAGCGCCACTTGAAGCTGCTGCTCCGCTTGATGCTGCTCCACTTGCGGCTCCGCTTGCTGCTCCTGAAGCTGCTCCACTTGCTGCGCTTGAGGCTGCTGATGAAGCGGCTGATGACGCTGCTGAGCTTGCTGCTGATGATGCTGCTTGTGATGCTGCCTGCGACACTGCCTGAGTCACTGTCTGTGTTACTACGGGAGTTGATACTGGACATGCTAGTGAATTGTAGGATACATACGTTGCTTGAAGCCAAGCTTGTAATTCTCCGTTTGTTACTTGCGCTGGAGTAAATGTCTTAATTTGACCATAGAATGAAACGATAGCGTTTCCGTTAACCATTGTAGTTGTAGCTACTTTGGTTTGACCAGTGCATTTGTCAATGAATGTTTGAGTGTAAACTTGTCCGTTCGCTATCTTAGCGAATAAACATATAACGATTAATAATATACTTACTAACCATTTTTTCATTTTAGAAATTAACACCCAATCCAAAAGTTCTATTATTGATTATTGGGTCATAATCAAACTTTATTGTAAAATTTTTATAGTCGTGTAGTGCACCTATTTTTACTGTTGTAAATCTATCTAAGTACTTAGGAAATGTTATGTAACCTAAATCATCTTTACCTCTCCATTTAGCGTCTTCACTTACAGTTCCAATCATCATATGGATACCTGTTCTTTTAATTCGCTTACCTACACCAACATAAAAGCTCTGTCTTTGAACTAAGTCGTTTACCATTGGAAAATCAACTTGAGCTATATTTCCAAAAGGAAAGAATGTTGAGTTATCTCTTAGATTACTTGCTGTATATTCTACTATAAAGTATCCTTTATTTCCTATTGTAAAGAAACCACCCACTTGATCATCTGTTGTTCCCTGAATACCAAAGCTGATAATTGGTTTTTTGCCTTTAATAGTATCTCTCTTGCCATTATCATATACATAGATTCTTGCAGGTTGTCTATAACCCCAATCATTCCAGTACCACATTGGTTGCCAAAAGTTCCAACCAAATGCTGGTGCACCCCACATATCCCATCTATTCCATCCCCAACCCCAGTTATTACCTAACCAAGGATCATTAACAATAATATTTGAGCCTGATCTTGTTCTTGCAGGTCTATTAAATTCTCTTGGTGATTCGTTTCTCC